ACTCACCGGAATGATTTCGTCCACTTCGGCGCTCATTGGATCAGACCAAGCAATCGCGTCGTCTATAGGCCTATCGCAGATGGCACAGGGTAGTTGCTGCGCGAGCACTCGCTGTCTGGCGAGGTTGCGGGCCCGGCGGTTGATGCGCCGTGGATCCCTGTAGTTTCTGCCGTGGGGCATACTGGTTTGCCTGTGTGTGTGGCGGGTGCCGTGATGCCTGTTTCGCCAGCGGAATCTTTGATTATGTCTGAGGCTTGGTGGGCTTCGCGGCACCCGTGGGTATGAATATGCCCCGCCGGAGAAAGGAGTAAAGCCGGCGGGGCGGAGGAAAGTCTTGGAAGGTTGCCTTGATGTTCCTTGCATTGAACGGCAACACTATCATTTTCGCTACGTTGCACTTCCCGCGCAAGTTCCACAGGGCCTTGCGTCTACTAGATATTCGATATGACGGGATCCGTTACCGGTGGCAACGGCACTGTTGGTTTGCCTGTTACAGACAGTAATCGTTGTCGGCCTTGGCTTCTCTGCACTTTATATGTCCCGCCGTAACGGGTGTAACAGGTGAACTATAAGAGTTGTGTGGTGAATGAGGATGGATGGGGTGGATTGCATCGGTTACATGTGTTACAGCCTTCATCAATCGGCGGTATCCAAACGGTTCTGCGGTAACAGACGACCGTTACAGGATGCTGCTTGGAAACGAATGTGGCGTGCTTGTGTCCAGGGTCTGTACAGTATTGATCAGCTCCGAAATGGAGTCAGCGTGGCTGCCTTGACACCTCATTTATCCGTCAACGGTTCAGGTGACATTGCAGGACTGCGCGTAGGTTGCGATTGAGATTAAGGCAGTCCGGCCACCATGGAGGAGCCGGTGGCATGGCGGACGGCCCTCAAAGCGAAGCGCCCTCAGGTTCATTCTTGAGGGCGCTTACTATATGCGGTTCCGGCCGGCCTACGCCACAGCGGCGAATTCGGTCGGCTTGTCTGTGTCGATGGCTTTGAGCGCATCTGGTCCACGGCGTCGGCGATCTCGTTGAGTCGTTCGGTGTTTTGCTTCAATTTTTCTTAAGCAATTTCTGCACTATTTTTCCGCAGTAGGGGCTGGTGACGTTTTGTTGGACTCGTCATTGATTCCATCACCACCGATTATGCCGCAAGACCGAGCGCACCTCGACGAGCCATGATGCTCATGTCGAACTCCGTCTTGATCCTCCTGTCACGCTGCTCCTTGCTGTACTTCGCCATAAGAGGGTTCTCCTCCCGGTCGGGAAGTCCAAGAAAACATCACCACCTCGAAAAGCGGATGGATGGCATGGGCGATGACGACTGGCTGTTTCGCGCCGCGAGGGTCGGGAACCTGTGGACGAACACGTGGCGGACGCGATCGGAGAGCTGCGCGCCGAGCGGCTGAAGGGCGTCTAGGCGGGGAGGTTCCGCGGCATTTGCAGCATTTGTATGCGGATTGTTTTCGACGGAAAAAAATAAGCCCTTGAAAACCTAATGTTTCCAAGGGCTTCGGTCGGGCTGACAGGATTTGAACCTGCGACATTCTGCTCCCAAAGCAGACGCGCTACCAAACTGCGCTACAGCCCGTTCCTGCTCGCTTTCAGCGAACCTGCGTCACAGAATCGCATTAAGTGAACACGAGTTTCTATTATAGCGTATGGTTGGACAACGACAGGCTTACAATAGCGTTTCGGAAGGGAGAGTGGCATGGGACGTCATCAGCAGGCTGAATCATCGGGCATTATCTCCTTTGTAATATGCGCCATCATCGCTTGGTTTGTCATGAACGCTTACATGCAGTTCGCTCCCGCCATTTGGCGTGTCACGCAACGACTGTTCACCATCTGCTCGGGAATCGTGGCAGGATGCGGCGTTATATCATTCAGTCTGGGTTATGCACGAAAATCACGCTCGCTGACGCTCAAACATGGTTGGACTATTCCAGTCCGTCGTATTTTCGAGATCCTCGCGCTTTCCATGGTGTATGCCTCGACCATTTTCGTCACGTCGTTCATGATGTTGTCCATCATCAACAACATGATGGGCATCCGCACGCTGAAAGGCTATCTGCCGATCCTATGCGCGGCCATCGCAGGCGTTGTAGGCTATATCACTTTCGTGCAGGCGGAACTTATGAATGCCAAAACGATCGCTTCCCTACTGCCGTTTTTTGTGGTGTCCGGCGTGAGCATCGCCGGATTGACGTCCGACGATCCGTACTGGTACAACAATAATTTCTCCCAACTGGGCGACCGTACAACGTTCGCCGCGCGTATGTTCAATTCGACGCTGATGCTTGCGGGCATCTGCATTGTAATCATCAGCTATTTCGCCGTTTCCGAGCTCATCACCACGTATCGTCTGCAATTGCAGTATCTGGATTCCAATGCCATCAATGAGACGCCGAAGCATTTTCGTACGAGAATTCTGCTGCTGTCAATCATGTTGACGTTGGCCGGCATCGCTTTCGTAGGTATCGGCATGTTCCGTTACACGCCGCATCCGATTTTGCACAACGTGTTCGCCCGCGGCCTACCATGTTTGATGAGCGTGCTGATGATTGCCCTGCCTTGGCTTGCCCCGCAACTCTCAAAGATCGTATACGTGGTTTCCGATCTTGCGATTGCGATTGGCGCTTATGCCGGATTCCAATGGCTGAACGGGCATAACACACTGACGAATGTGGAGGCGTTGGCCGGCATGATGTTCCTTGGCTGGTTCATCATTTTCTCGCGTCAGATCGCCGCCATCGAAGCGGATCGCGTGCAGACGCAGCTGGTGCTGGCGCAATCCGAGAGACCACGCTCCGTCGAAGATCTTGCGGAAGTCAGCGAAACTGTTCCCGACACAGTTTCAAGACTCGCCGCACAAGTCTGATGCAAGGCTGACCGGCAACCGCCGGATTTCAACATATACGTACCAGTGGGGTGGAGCCATCGCATTGGCGACGACTCCACCCCACTAGATTCTGACGGCATAACGCGAGTGCGCCGTCAGAAGTTGTAGTGCTTGTTGGACGGCTTCTTGTCGCTCATCAACAGCAGGAAGCTTCTTGATTGCGCAGTAATCGCAAAACCGGCCTCATAATTGAGTTCTGGCCCTTTTGGATTATGCGTGTCGACAATTAAGCGCCATTTCTTGCCATATTGCTCATCGGGCAGGGTGAACATGATCGGCTCGTAATGCGCGTTGAAAATCAGAATGAAATCATTGTCGACCATCTGATTGCCGTACCAGTCGGTTTCCGGAATATCGGAACCGTTCAGATAGATCATCACAGTGAAGGCGTGTGTGTTTGACCAGTCGTCCATATCCATAATGGAGCCGGTATGATCCATCCATTCGACCTGCGGAATCGCAGTGCTGTCGTCTCCCTGCTCGCGACCGGAGAAGAAGCGGCGGCGATGCAGCACAGGATGCTCAAGCCTCAAATGGATCAGCTTCGATACGAATTCGAGCAGGTCCTTTTGATCCTCGTCCAGATCCCAGTTCGTCCAGGAGATCGCATTGTCCTGGCAGTAGGCGTTGTTATTGCCCTGCTGGGTGCGCGCCACTTCGTCGCCGCCGCAGATCATCGGAATGCCTTGGCTGAGCAGCAGTGTGGCAAACATGTTGCGCA